TAACGTGCTTCTCCCTCTACGCTGAACCAGCTCGGCCTTTGGCACCATGGTGATGTCAAAGCGAGTTTTGGGAGGGACTTCCTCTCCATCCACCACAACCTTTCGAAATGCCCGGGACCGGTTAGTCGGCTTGCGGGGCGGTTTCTGGTGGATGACCGTTCCATCGTCAATCAAAGTTTCTTGTTGCACACCTTTAATAACCACTGACGTCAACTCGGGTGTCTTAGGTTCCATACACAAGGGTGGTTTAAGTAACTCTTCAAGAGGCATTGTTGGAATTCTGGTAACAAACTGGTAAAACTGATCATAATCAAACCCAGGAATACTACGGGTAACGTAGTCATCCATCCAGGTGGCAGGATAGTTGAAATATTGCGTCTCACCGAGAGTGTGATAGGAAAACAACTCGGTGAGATCAGAGACCCCAAGGCGTTTAACAATTGCACCAGTAAAGCGACCTATAAGCGGTGTGCTTGGGTCGCTCAAGTGCAATGAATACGCCTTGGCCTTCAGTTTGTCGAGAGGGGAGATATGTGGTGGTAAAATTCCTGTCACGTGGAATTTGGACAACTGTCGCAACACATCGCAACACGAGTTGCTGTCACCTGTCCAAACATCCGGCCCGTACACACGGGACAAGAACATAATACCAGCCTCATGGCGTTGGATCAAGTTGGTTTTGGCACTTAACCCCGTCAATTCACAAGCTTTAAGGTAACTTGTGTCAGGGAGGTTGCCAGCCATACCATCATCACCACCGGCAAGAGCGAGGTCCAAGAGCATTTGGTAAGCCTCATCGTAACTCTTGCCGTCCAATACAAATGCTAAGAAAATCACGAACAAATTCCGCAAAGTATTGAACGCCGAGGTGTCAGGACCACCTGACAACTGGACGTTTGAGGTTTTATACTTGGTTCCAAGAGATGAGACCGCTGTTAAGTGGTGTTGTGAGTTATACAAATCACTTAATTGGACATGGTAACAAATTGGAAAGAACCTAAAGTAAATAGCCGCGTCGAGTTGTCGCAAAACTTCGTTAATCGTGCCATCAAACTTGGAAAAATCAGACAAGTTCACCATCTTGGCAATAGCGCAGATGGCAACAACGCGATCAGCCACAACCTGTGGGTTATGGCCGAACGCGTAGAATGGCAGGGTTTTCAAAAAGTCGGTTACAGCGTAAACGAACCTAGAAAACTCCAATTTGTCCGGTCCATTAATCGTGGAAATGATGCGAGGCGGTGCAGGTTTATTGTAGGCTTCGACCTTGACGAACCATTTGACGAGGCGTTCAGGGAAAATCCACTGAGCCAGGTCAAGAATTCGCCGTTGGGTAGGGCGACTTTGCCTTTCATAAACCTCCTCCACATCATGCGGTTTTAAACTACCGCTAACCGGACAAATGCGTTCAACGAATGCATTAATTGCTCCAGCAACAACGGGTGTCATTCTAACATCAATTTTGACATCCTTGATGCGAGCTTGCACTGCTGCTTGTTCCACATTTTCCGAGCGCATGGGAGCATAAGCTTCATGAATAATCGGAGACATGAATGCTACCATGGAAGGCTTAGCCGCCTCGTTGTATGCACCAATCTGGTAATGGTGCACAGCTTCGGAAGCGGGGTGGACAACTGCAGGTTTCGCCAGGGTCTTAGACAACACATATCTAAGGAGAACCCCCGCACTTTGCTTTCTATACAGGACTTCCTCTGGTTCGGTAGGGGGGACATCAAGCCGAGACTCAATAGCATGAACGTTAATTTTATTGGGCATAGTTACATTGGCGTTTTGAATATCATTGTCAACGATGATTGGTACCGTACAAGCCAAGTATTGACCCAGAAAAGCGGTGGACATTTTATGAGCGAACTTGGTTTTGACTTC